AAAAACTAAAGGGGGTATTTATCTTTCAGAAACAACTCAAGACACAATACAGATGACAACCGTATGTGCATATGTATTGAAAGTCGGAGATCAGGCTTACAAAGATGAATCAAAATTTCCTAACGGACCTTGGTGTAAAAAAGGTGACTGGATAATTTTTGGACGTTACGCAGGGTCTAGATTTAAGATAGAAGGCGGAGAAGTTCGTATTCTAAACGATGATGAGATAATTGCTAGGATTAATAATCCAGAAGATATCTTGCACGCATATTAATCACATACGCTAAAACAGGAGCTACTATGGAAACAAACGAAGAAGTAAAAAAATCGCCAGAAGTTGAATTAGATACAGATGGCATTCAAGAACAATCAGTAGAAATCAAAGAAGAAAAAGTTGAGCCTATTGAATCTGAATTACCAAGGGAAGAAGTTGATTTAGGTTACACTAAACACGATGACAAACCTGAAGGTATAGAAAAAATAAAAGTTGAAGAAGTAACAGAAGAAAAATCGGAAGAACCTAAACAAGATTTAGCTGATTATTCTGATTCTGTTAAAAAAAGAATTGATAAGCTAACTAGAAGATACAGAGAAGCTGAAAGAAAAGAGCAAGCAGCTGTAGATTATGCTAAAGGCGTACAGAAAAAGTTAGATGATCTTAATGGTAGGTTCGACAAGACTAGTAAAGGTTATGTAGAACAATATTCTGCTAGAGTTGAAGCAGAACAAGCTAAAGTAAAAGATCTTTTAAAAAATGCAATCGCTGAACAAGATGCAGATAAGATTGCAGAAGCTAATTCTAGAATGGCAACACTAGCAGTTGAAGCTGAAAAAGCTAAAATGTCAGCTAGTGAAGTAGAAGCTAGAACTTCTGCTAAAAAACAGACTCAAGAAACGCAAGCACCTCAAAGACCATCTTACCCAGAACCATCCCCTAGAGCAAAAGGTTGGGCGGAAAAGAATGAATGGTTTGGTACAGATAAGATTATGACAAGTGCTGCTTTTCAAACTCATCAAGATTTGTTAGACCAGGGGTTTGACGCAGAGAGCGATGAGTATTATAATGAGATAGACAAAGTTATGGTGGATAATTTTCCTCATAAATTTGGTCAAAAACAGGAGCAAAAGAAACCCGTCCAGACTGTTGCCTCTGCCCAAAGAAACCAAAGCGGACGCAAATCGGTGAAACTCACTCGTTCCCAAATAGCTATTGCTAAAAAATTAGGAGTGCCACTAGAGGAGTACGCAAAATACGTGAAGGAGAATATATAATGGATAACAAAGAAAACAAAAGAACCTCACGCGAGTCAGATAGTCGAAAAGCAAATATGCAAAAGACTAGCTGGGCTCCACCATCCAGTTTGGATGCACCACCTGCCCCACAGGGTTTTAGCCATCGTTGGATAAGAATATCTGTGGCTGGTTTTGATGATACGGCTAACGTAACAAAAAAACTTAGAGAAGGTTGGGAATTTGTTAGAGCAGAAGAGATGAAAAATTCTCCTGATATACACAAATATCCAATCGTTAAACAGGGACAATATGAAGGGTGTATAGGAATTGGAGGCCTTGTGTTGGCAAGGATACCTGAGGAGATCTTAATATCTCGCGCTGAGTATTTCAAAAGAATAACTCAAGATCAAATGAACGCGGTTGATAACGATTTGATGAAGGAACAACAACCCGAAATGCCGATCAATATTGATAGGCAAAGTAGAGTTACCTTTGGTGGTAGAAATAAAAACTAATTATTTAGTAATGTCTACCCACGAATAAGTAACTATTAATTGTTAAAAATAAATAAAAAGGAAACAAACTATGGCAAACGTAAGTGAAAAGTTCGGTCTAAGACCGTACAGAAAACTAGACGGTACACCTTTAGTTGGAGCCCAAAACAGATATACGATAGCAAGCGGATACGCAACTGCGATATACCAAGGTGATTTAGTAGTACCAAAAGGTACTGGTAACATCGAAAGATATAGCGCTGCGAATGCTGCTGGACTATCTACAGCTGTTGTGGGTGTTTTTAACGGTTGTTTTTACACAGATCCTACTACTCAAAAGCCTACTTGGGGAAGTTATTACCCAGGTGGTATCGCTGCAAGCGATATCGTAGCTTTTATTGTAGATGACCCAGACGCGGTGTTCTTAGCAGATGCTGATGAAGCATTTACAAGAGCGGATCTTTACAAAAACTACGCTGTTACGAATACAACAGGTGTAACACAAACTGGGCTTTCAAAAACTCAGATCGATGTATCAAATTCAGGAACAACAGTATCTTTTGTACTACAAGCAATTGATATTTCACAGGATCCTAATAATTCTGATACAGCAACATCAAACGCTAATATCTTGGTGAGAATAAACCACCACCAATATAGAAGCAGAACAGGAATAGCATAATGGCCATATCACGAGCACAGCTAGTTAAAGAACTAGAACCAGGCCTGAATGCATTATTCGGTCTTGAATACAACAGATATGAAAACCAACACGCACAGGTTTTTCCATCTGAAACATCTGACAGAGCTTTTGAAGAAGAAGTAATGTTAAGCGGTTTCGCTTCTGCACCAACTAAACAAGAAGGTGCTGGAGTAGTGTTTGATACAGCAGGTGAAACTTTCACAGCTAGATACACGCACGAAACAATCGCTTTAGCATTTTCTATCACAGAAGAAGCTATCGAAGATAACTTGTACGACAGATTAGCAGCAAGATACACAAGAGCTCTTGCAAGATCTATGTCGAACACAAAACAAGTTAAAGCTGCAGCAGTTCTAAACAACGCGCAAGTAACAACAGTAACTGGTGGTGACGGAGTATCATTAATAAATGGTTCTCACCCATTAGCAACTGGCGGAACTTTCTCGAATGTTTTAGCAACAGCAGCTGACCTTAACGAAACGTCATTGGAACAATCTTTGATTGATATCCAATCTTTCGTTGATGAAAGAGGACTAAAAATCGCCCTTAACGGTGTTAAAATGGTACTTCCAAAAGAATTACAATTTACAGCGGAAAGATTGATGAAGTCTCCTCAAAGAGTCGGCACTGCAGATAATGACATCAACGCAATAGCTAACATGGGAATGGTTCCTCAAGGTTATGTAGTTAATAACTTCTTAACTGACACAGACTCATTCTTCTTGTTAACTGATGCACCAAACGGTTTTAAACACTTCGTAAGAAGCCCGATTAAAACTGCTATGGAAGGTGACTTCGATACTGGAAACGTTAGATTTAAAGCTAGAGAAAGATACTCTTTTGGATTTTCTGATCCAAGATGTGTATTTGGTAACGGTAAATTACCTACAAGCTAATACTAATAATCAGTATTAAAATTTAAGGGGCGGTGTTCACATCGCCCCTTTTTTTATGTATAATGTAAAGACCTAGAATAAAAATAGGTGTGTAGACTGGCTGGGCAGACGCTATAGAGACTATACATCGCAAACTATAGAAAAGGAAATAATTATGGCAAACACAACATTTAATGGACCAGTAAGATCCGAAAACGGATTTCAGGTCGTAGAAAAAAACCTAGCAACAGGTGAATTTACACCTAACTACCTAAACGTAAAATTTGATTTTACTGGTATGTCACATTCAGCGGTTGCTACAGGAGCAGCAGTTACTTTAGCAGGTAACGTAGTTAGTACAGTGAACTTTACTGGAGCAGCAAATGCTGCTATGAACTTACCTAGTGCTATCGCAGGAACTAGACTTGCTTACGTACAAAGAGTAGATACAACAGGTGGAACTAGTACACTTACATTCAACGCGGCTGGAACTGACGCTTGGTACACAGGTTCTTTAATCGAAACAAGAGCAGCAGCAAATGTATCTTACGATACATCAACAGTTGGTGAAGGCGCATTGGTTTTTACAGCAGCAAATGCAGCTACTAATTTTATTACAATCGGAAGTGTATTTTACTTCTCTTGTACTGAAGATGGTTTATGGCACGTTGGACTTGATTCAGGGAAAGATCCTTTAGCAGTAACAGGTGCTCTTGCTTGGGCAGCGTAATAAGTAATTAATAAAGTGTGGGCTTCGGCCCACACAAAATTTAAGGAGTAAATTATATGGGTGGATCAAGTTTTTCATCAGACCAGTTAAGTGCACATGCTACGTCTACTGCTCAAATGGTAGCACTAGGTGGAACAGGTAAAACAAATAGAACTAGACTTACCTCTATACAAGCAAAAGGTAACGCTAGTGGCTCAATCATTTTTAAAAGTGGTGGAGGGTCAGGAACAACAGTAGCGACTTATTTATTTGGCACAGAGGGTTTAGACATGTACTTACCAGGAAATGGTATTCTATTTTTAGACGGTATACATGCGACTATAGCTGGAACTGCAGGTGTAACAATATCATTTACGTAATATGAACTATTACGCTGATTTAGGTTTACCGCTTTTAAAATTTAAGCGTGGAGGAGACGTTCAGCCTCCACGAAATAAAAAGAATTTTCGTTCTACAAAAAGTGGAGCGGGGATGACATCAGCTGGTGTTGCTAAGTACAGGAGAGATAATCCTGGTTCAAAACTTAAAACAGCAGTTACAGGTAAAGTAAAACAAGGCTCTAAGGCTGCAAATAGGCGTAAATCATTTTGTGCTAGAAGTGCTGGCCAAATGAAGAAGTTTCCAAAAGCAGCTAAAGATCCAAACTCTAGATTAAGACAAGCTAGAAGGAGATGGAAATGTTAAAAAAATGTAAAAATGTTTGTTGTAAAACATTAGATAAAATAAAAAGCTTATGGGACAAATGGGTCAACTGGATCTTTAAAGGTTTTTATAAGTAATGAAAAAAGTAAAAACAAAAAGTAAATTAGAATGGTTTAAGAAAAATATTGTAATTGTTCCTGTTGTGGCAGCAATCATAGCTGGAACATTTACATCGGTAAGATATGTATTATCTTTAACAGATACTATTACAGCTAACCAACAAGAGATTGTAGATCTTACAAGAGATTTAAAACAAGCACAGACAAATATTGCAGATCAAAACACAAGACTATCATCAGCTGAAGCAACGTGGACTATGGCTGAAAATTTATATAGACAACTAGCAGACACAGTGAGGGATCATACCTATGACCTTAAAGACCTTACGAGATAATTTATTATGGATTGTATTTTTTCTTTGCGTAGCAACTTACGCAGAAGCAAAGAATGAATATCTAAACGATGGTAGTTATGCCTGTGAAAGAGGTAGTTTCGAACCTTACACTGAAGTTAGACAAAGAGAATTTAAAACAGGAACATCTGATGAATATCAGGACCAAATAGTAGGTTTTAGATTTAGAATGCCTTTAGGTGCTGTATGTGATGAGGATTACATTGCAGAGCAAAGAAAGAAAAGTAAGTTAAAAACCCAACTTGAACTCATAAAAGAGTGTAAAAGAATACCTAGAATAGTTCCTCCACCTGCAGAGTTTGCAGAATTATTTAATATGTGTAATAAATTAGGGGTTGTAGGAATAGTAGAAAATAAACAACCCGATGGAAGACACTGGGATAATTTAAAGATACAATATTTAAAAGATAATCCAGATGTTGTAATAATGGAACAGGCAATGCCACAATGAGTAATAAACCTTTAAACATATCGGAATCCGCTTCCGTGCAGATGCCTATGAAGACGGTTGCTAGTCTTATAATTCTTGTTGCAATGGGTGTGTTTGCATACACAGAATTAACTTCAAGATTAGTATCGTTAGAGACATCACGTGAATTGTTTGAAAACGATTTACTTAAAAAAAGTGAACAGGTCCCAGTTGACCAAGAACAACTATTTTTGTTGGAAGATTTATATAAGTCTGTAGAAAAAATAGAAGTTAGAATAGAAAATATGATGCACAACAAAGTAAATATACAATTTTTACAAAAACAAATGGAAAAAGCGTTAAAAGATATAGAAGTAATAAAAGATAAAGTAAGAGCTAATGGAGGCCATAAATGATCGAGCATATCGTAGCCCTTTTAATGTTTATAGGACCTGATATCAAGGAACATCGTATTCAGGACTCGATGTCCGTTTGTTTAAAGCACAAGCGCGAATCTAGCAGACAGATAAGTGATAATGTATCTTTTAAATGTATTAGATCTAAAGCACAACTTGAAACAAATATAGATGGATCTAAATCTATAAAAGCTTTAATATTAGAATAATGGAATTTTTTTTACCTATCAACACTGTAGTAGCCATGGTTGTGGTAATATTTTTAATAATGTATACACTTAGACCATGAGCTATTTAAACGCAAACATACCAGTGCAATACGCACAGATTAGAAGGGAGTATTTATATGATCTTAAAAAACATCATGGAGAAGTTGAAGACTGCGCTATATTTGGTTTATCGAGTATTACTGGGCGTTCCGTACTTTTTCATTGTATTATGGAAAATGGAGCTGTCTACTATCGTCTACCGATATCTGCATTCATTCAGAGAGGCTTTAAACCGAATGATGTTCCTAAACGTAGGCTTGATGAGTTG